TGTGTGAGATAACAAATACATTTGTATTATCATCAAAGTTACGTAAGATCCAACCAAGATCAGAAGTACCAGACTGGTCAAGCGATCCGTCAAAGATTTCATCTAATATCAAAAGGTTTGTGTCAACTGAGTTCTTCAACTTAGCAACACTACGCCAAGTAAGAAGAAGTGCTATATCTATACGTGCTTTTTCTCCTTCACTGAAGGACTCATACGTAAAGACATCACGATATCTAGACTTAATAGTCTCATCAAAATTCTCATCCAAAGAAAAGTTAACATAGAAATCCATACTTTGAAGATATTGATTAATCAATTTGTTCATCGTAGGGAGGTACGTCTTAATAATTCTGGTCTTAATACCACTGTCCTTGAGCAGTGATGTGGCAACCTCTAAAACATCTCTATCCTTTTTACTTTCAGTATAAGCTTGTTTTACTTGTTTCTTTTCAAATAGCAAGCCTTCAAGTTTAGTATATTCAGCCTTCTTATCTGGAGTTGCTCCTTGTATCTCTTTTATCTCTTCATCAAGTTCCTTAATACTATTTCTAATGGTCATCAATTGATAATTTGTATTAGAAACTTTTACATTTAGTTCATTAACATCCTGTGATAGTGTGACAAATCTATCATTCCTTTTTTGCTCATCATCAATAGCAGTAGTGAGTTCATCATATCCACCATTCATTTCTTCAAGTTTAGACTGTCCTTCCTTTAACATTATATCTCTAAAGTCATCCGATAGATCCTGAGTGCATGTAGGACATACATGATTGTCCTCAAAGAACTTATGTTCTTTCTTACAGGTGTTTAACTTACTCTTTAACTTGATCAGTATGTTATTTAATTTCTTTAACTTGTCAGAACTCTTGGAGTACTCTGACATTTCTTTATTAATCTCACCAATCTGTAACGTTAATGTACTGAGTTCCTCATTTGAATCTGCTTCATTGTTAAGATATTCTTGAATTTTTTCCTTCTTCTTATCAACTTCTGCCAAAGCTTTCTTTTGCAACTCCATCATATAGTTCTTTTGGAGTTCAATTTTTTCTTCTATCAAATGTAAACCATAATCTAACTCCTTAACCTCTTCTCTATTTTCTCTGATCTTATCCTTTAACTTACCATTCATGATAGAGAACACTTGAATGTCTAGAATATCCTCAATAATCTCTCTACGTTGTGATCCTGGTAATCGCATGAAAGGGACAAAGGTACTAGATCCTAACACCACAATCTGTGTAAAGGACTTGTAGTTCATCTTCAAGATGCTTTGTTCAAAATTCTTTTGTTGATCTACTGCCTTTGCATCTTCATCCCAAGGTTCGCCATTACAATAGATCACAAACTTATTAGGTTTGATACCACGTATAACTGTGTACTTATTATTACCAATACTAAATTCTATCTCAACCATAGTGTCTTTCTCATTGACACTATTCACCAACATACTCTTGCTGATTTTTCTAAATGGTTTTCCAAACAAAGAAAAGGTCAACGCATCTAAGATGGTTGACTTGCCTGATCCATTATGACCAACAATCAAATTAGTTCTGGATGTTTGTAGATCAATTTCTGAAAAGGTATTCCCAGTTGACAGAAAATTTTTCCAACGAACTTTTTCAAATAATATCATTTAGAGTTTTTTATTGCATCAGCAGGTGGAATAATAAAATCATCAGCAGTTATAATAGAATACTTTTGACCTTGTATTCTACAAGCTTGTATGATTTCATCTGGTTTTACATTTATAACTTGAAGGTCTGGATTCCCTTCATCTTCTCCTAGTTGCATCACATAACGAACTGCATCATCTACATCCTCAAATAAAGGAACGATGCGTTCATCCTGTTCATCAAAAACAGAAAATATTCCTGATGGATGATCCTTGAGGGTGATGACAAACATACACTATACTACCTCGCATGATTCTATGTATAGTGATTGCATGAGTTTCTTTAGGTCGGTTTTATCTACCGACAGTTCTATCTCATCAATATACTCTGACAAGAGAGTCAGTGTATCCTTGACACTTAAGTCTACATCATCCACCGCCTCGGTGTCAACCAATGTTTCAACAATCTTAACATCGTGGACTCCTGTTCTATAGAGTTGATCCACCAAATTTTCAAATTGAGTATAATCATGCTTCTCCTCAACAATAACTTTAACAAAACTATCCTTATAGCAATCTGAATTGAAGTTGGAGTAATCGTTGTCCACGTCATTGTAGTATACCTTCTGGAATATCTCAAAAGGATTTTCAATAAACGTAAGTGTATCTTTCTCAGTATCATAGATATGGAACCCTCTTCTATCCTTATAATCATTCCAGAACATCTGGTAAGGGTTACCGAGGTACTGTACATTACCTCTCTTTGATCTATGGTGAAAATGCCCAGACCAAACACGATCATAATTTTTAAATACAGATGTCTCTAGACCACCATGATCAAATGTCATGCCAGGTGTCACCTCAAAACCATTCATCTCTAGGTGACCACATACTATACTAGCATCTGATTCTTCTATTGCTTTCATGGACTGCTCTTTGTTATCAGCATTAATCCAAGGAAGCATCAAGAACTTCGTATTACCTTTACTTATTTCTTCTACATCCTTATATATGGTAATGTTATTATACTCATCTAGAAGAAGTTCTGGGGAATTAATCCTACTAGTATTTTTGTAATACGTAGTATGATTCCCAAGAATCATGTGTACATCATACTTTCTAAGTCTGTCAAAGTAATCTGTCTTAATACGATTAAGAGTATTAAAGTCCATAGACTTTCTGTTATCAAAAGTGTCACCCAGATCAAAGACTGTGGTGATACCTTCTCTTTCAAGAGTAGGGAAAAATATTTCATTGTAAAATTTGTGCCAGTAGTTCCAAAACGCAAGAGAACCTTTACGTCCATCTAGGTGTTGGTCTGTAATTATTGCTATCTTCATTATCTAAGGTCAACTCCAATATTACCAGAAAATATAATTCTATTATTTGCGTTGTTATCTGGAACAAAATGATAAACCCATGAGGGAAATATAACAACTCTATTTTGTTCTGCTGTTATGGCAGTTTGAGATGTTGTGAATACCAATGGTGCTGAATCAGGTGGTGATTTTACGAAGTAAACAAATGACCACAATTGAGGATAATGAGCATGATTATCAGTATAGTCACCTTTATTATAGTGAGCAAACCAAGAATCAACTAATTCATATTTGGTGGTAGGAGTATCAGTTTCTTCCATGATAACCTTTTTAATCCAATCTACGAGTTTATTTGTTGTTGGAGTGCTAACATGCCAACCAGTCATCTTTGCCTTGACATTGGTTTTATTTGTGTTGGGGTAAGATTGTTTCTTTGCGTCCTTAATCATTTGTTCGTTGATATTAAGAGGACAAATACCAGAAATGATTAAAAGATTCTCTGTAACTAAACCTGAATCAATATTTTTTTGTGTTGATTTCATTGCTTTGTTGTATTACTGCGTGTCCTATTAATAATAGTAATAAATTTGTCACCAGCAAATGTACCAGCAAGACATACATCTATGTCATCCCCATCTATCCAATTTAGATCACCATTCATTTTGGTGTGAGTCATTGCGATTTGAATTTTGTCAATTACTTCTTGTGTTAATCTCATTAGTAATGATCCTCTAGTCCTTCTTGTGGTGTAGGTTTCCAGTCTTTACCATAATATTTTTCTAGAATATTATGATGTGGTGCATCTGTACCCACCTCTTGTTTTTTAGGTGGTGGGGGTGGGAACATTTCTAGTTGTATCTCAGGTATAGAAAAAGTGTCACCACTTTTTCTGTGATGACACCAATAGAATGTACCGTTCTCTTTCTTGTATAGATGATCTGCCTCGTGTGGACTCAACAGTACCATCCTTACAATCTTGTCACTTTTTTCAATCATACCCAATCAGGTTGTTTGGATGGGTCACGTAAATAATTAGTTGCAACCCAAGGTTTGCTCCTAATGTAAGTTTTGTAAGCAGTAAAAGTGTCAATGCTTGTGTCATGTTTATACTCATCTGGCATTGCCCTAGTAAATGGTGTCAACTTTGATGTATGAGTTGCATCAAGTGGAAATAGTTTATCTGCATGTGCAAGAGTATGTAAACAAGAATGTATTTTTGCATATCTATTAGAATACTCTTCACACAATGCTAAACCATGTCTAATTAACCATCGTGCATTTGCTACTGTCTCGTTTGCCCATACAGTACATGGATGATTGCGAAATGCACCCTTGTCTGTGGCATAGGGTGTGCCATCTTTTTTAGGTAATGTACCATAACCATGCCCCCACTTGTCGGATGCAACAATAGAAAGCATTTGACATGTTTCTAATGGCATCTTAACAACATGTTTATCAGGCAAGCACTGTGCTGATACAACAGGGTCAGGGTCAGTCACAAAGATATTCATAAAATAATGTCACAGCGTCTGGTATCAATATAGTACACTGCCCTAGTGTTTGGATACAAATTTCTAAATTTCTTAACAATTGCTAGTTGCACTTCAAGAATTGTCATACGGTTTGATTATAATGCGATTGTTTTTGTAGTCTGCTTTGAATTCTAATTCAACCTCATGATCCCACATGAGTTCTTCGTATAGAGCATTTAAACGATCCATGTCTTCCCATAGATCATTTAGATGTTCGGGCAAATGATCATCTTCCATTAGCGGTTCATTTTAATTTCAATGTTTTCTTTGATGCTACCCATGTCAGAAGACGAAGCATTCATTCCTTGCATGTCACCAGTATATGAATCGGTATGCATTACCTCATCATAACCAGACTTCTCTAGAATTTTATTCTTGATCTCCATCTGCTTCTTCTCCTTCTGTATGCGTCTTAGGAATGCATAGTATATAATCTGAGTAAAGTATGCAAATGGGTTAGAAGATTTTTCTGGATTGAAATTATCTATGTACTGTAAGCAGTTCTCAATGCCATCACAAATCATATCCTCACGGAACATGTAGTTGACAAAGTTAGGTTTATATGATAAATGTGTAGCAATCTTTAAAAAACATTCACCAATATAATTGGGAACACGTGGTCTATCTGCCCCATCGTCACGTGCCTTGATAACAGAATTACGATATCCACTAATGGCTATTAGAAACTCTTTGTTATTAACATAATATTCTGTCTTCTTTTTCATTCTTGGCATTTCTGTTACCTTTATTATAGTTGATAGTAGTGATGATGTCAAGGGGGCTTGACAAGTAACAAGAAAAGCAGTACACTAACTGTGTAGCAGTTTCAGGAATGATACTAGCTCTTTTTAAATAGATCTTCTAAGGACTTTCTCGTTTCCATAATAGAACCTAGACGACCCATCTTACGATCAAATTTTTTTGGTTCGTAAGTTTCTTTAAATGCATCTAGTTGTAGTGTATGTTTTTTAACACAGTCTTTATAAAAATTTTGAATTTGTAGATCTTCAATTTCAGTCATAGTAAGAATGTTTTTTCTAGGAAGAATAAACATTTGATCAAAAGTAGATGTAATCCATTCTTGTAAAGCAAACCCACTAACACGAACATTTTTTTCTACTTCTTGATTATTAATTTTACTAACAACCATAGGATGTTCTAACACCAAACTGTCATCATCTGGCATAAAAGAAACAGTAGATAATATTTCCTCACCTGTAATTAATTTAATAGTAGCAATAAAATCTTCTTCCACGTTTTCTTTATTTTTATCCTCCATCTTAGGTTGCTCGTAAATTTACTTTAATAACTTCATATTTAAAATTTTCTTCGTTATATATTTTTACTCTTTCGTTTAAATGTTTAATTGTATAATTCTGACCTCCGATGTCGTCAGCAATATCATAGAGTGTTGCTATAGTTTTTCCATTGCCGACCCGTAGAACCCTCCCGATTGATTGGAGGTTTCTGATTCTAGACTTGGAGGGACTGGCAAAGACGATATTATGAAGACGCTTGATGTTAATACCAGTAGAGAAAGTCCCATAACTTGCCACAATGATTGCATCATTTTCTTGCTCCGTAATTAATCTAACCTCTTCACGGTCTCCCACTTCAGTGCCACCATGAACAAAGAAAACTTTACGGTCTTCTTTGACATTACTATTTATTAGATCGTATAAAGGTTCTCCATGCTTTTCAACGTAGTTAAATAGTACTAGGGTGTTACCTTCTAGGTCTTTAACTAAATTTTTAATTAAGTTATTACGACCACGATGCTCAACCAAATAGTCTATCTCATCATGATATGTTTCAAAATGTTGAGGAGCGTGTTGACAGAGCAATATTTTGATTCTAAAACTTGACAGGTATCCTGACTTGATTAAATCATCAGTCTTTGTTACTCTATCACAAGAACCAAACAGTCCTTCTAGTACCCACTTGTGAGTCTTACTCCCATCTAGTGTACCAGTAAAACCAAATCTATACTTAGCATTATGCAACTTAGTCATGATGCCAGTCAATGATTTACTCTTGAATAGATGTGCTTCGTCACCGATCACACAATCTATGTCATCAAAATATCTCTTGGGGAACTTGTAAATAGATTGCCAAGTTGATATAATAATATTCTTATCTGTATTCTTATCCTTACCACCGTAAATCTTATGAACAAA